TCTGATTCTCAGAGTCTTCCGCTAATAAAACTTTATCTACAGTTGCCGTTACCCCTGAACTTTGTCCAGTAATTTTTGTACCGACTATTTGATCTACATAAGCAGCTACAGGAATCCCTTGAAAATTATTTTCTAACTGAATTGCTTTATACTGAGAAGTATAACTTGTATTACCTGGTATTACTTTACTACCTTCTTTAAAAAAATGCTGCCCAAATTTCTCAATCTGATTCTGCAGCATCGACTGCAAACCAGTTAATTCTCTTGCTTGTACGGGATACCCAGGTTTAAACAATACCCGATAATAATCATTAGCCGGATCAAAGTCATCAAAATATGGCGATACGTTTAAATTTGTGAGCTGCGACATAATTCTTTAGAATTGCAAGATAACTTTAATATCTTCTTTTTGGGTAGATGACCTAGTTATAGAAGGTCTATTATCGACATAAATTATATTTCCTGAATATTTTTTAACTTCAGGATTGCCAATACCATTAGTAAACTCTTGGCCCAAGTAGTAGGTCCTATTATTTATTACGGTAGATAGACCTGTAAAGGATGTATCAATCGCTAAATTGGACCCAGTAGATGGAACAATGGTAAGAGATCCACCAGTTTCCGGTGAAGAAGTAAAGGCATTTAATTTAAATCCATATGTGGGTTCAGTCACTGCAGTTCCAACTGTATTAAATCCAGCAAGTGATTTATCTTGCCAGTATTTCAATACACCTGTTGTTTGGTCATAACTTACAACCCTTCCTGCTGCTGTACTTCCAGTAGCAATAGTTTGTGTAACATAAGAATCTGCCGTAAAAGTAGCACTACTATAACCAGCACCCGCTAGTCTTAATGCTCCTACCGCAGTAGCTTTATCTGTTGTTAATAATGAAGTACTATCAAATGCTTGAGGATTGCAAACAACACCCACTCGTGCAATTTGATTACCAGTTACAAAATCTGGATTCTCATTATCATTTTCAATTCTAGAATAGAGAAGAACGTTATATGCTCCAAGTTCTCTATAAATGTTTGCACCATGACCGCCAGGAGGAGACATAATAGGAGTTAATACTGGACGAGTGGTTCCCGTAGGAACTCCTCCAGCAATTAAATCAACACTACCATAAGTGTATCCAGAACCTTGATTAGAAACAGTTACATCAGATACTTGAGATGAAGCATTAACAGTAACTGTGCATTCTGCACCCGAACCGTTTCCTTTAATGGGTACTCTAGTGTAAGTAGAATTAGCAGTTCCTATTCCAACACCTGCACCATCAATAATTACAGTTTTAATAGATCCATCTACTGCATTATCTCTAACAGCAGCATTATCACTACTAGTATCCCAATCAGCAGGGACAGGAATATAATCTGTTGATTCAAACTTTACAATATCACTTGGTTTAATGGTATAGAGATATTTCCACACATACCCATCACCACTGGTTCCAGCACTACGAGGTTCTAAATCTGTAAATGTGGGTTCATCTAATGAAGGTTTACCATTTGGATTATCTGGATCAGTACCATTTTGTAAACACTCATAAACTCTATAATCACTATTCAATACAAAATAAGTTGCCGCATATAAATTAGTTGCACCAGAGACTGCAGCAGTATTAGTTCTGCTATAGTCATTACGATACATGTCATAAGTAGTTCCTGAAGACCATACTCTTCTAGGGATAACCTGTCTTACATCAGAAGAATTAATCTTCTTTAATGCAACCATAGTATCCCAATAGCCATCTTCTTCCTCAAAGTTATCTTTGGGTGATGGAGGACTAGTATCCCAATCAGATTGTACATCAGTAGGATTAGGTAATCCAATGAAAGAATAATATGAATTGGCGGTAGAAGTTACGCCAGCAACAAAATTCTTCGCATTTAGTATTCTAATCTGATCAGTTATGATGGCGGCCATTTTGATAGAATTTTTTTAGTTATTTATTAACAAATGAGACACTATGTTTCATCATATCCTTTATATTTCAAGGAAGCATCTCTTTCTATAATAGTTGAAGTGGTAATTCCTCCCACTCCACCTTCTGTGTATGCGGTATAAGAATTTAACCCTGCTCTAGAAATAAGATCAATTCTTCCCCAACTAAAGGTTCCATAATAATTGGAAGTTTCAATTCCAGACCCACCCCAAGAGAAATCACTATCAATTATTGCAAATATTCTTGCACAATATGTAGTCCCTATACCTACACCAGAACTATCAACTCCCGAAGGTACATTAACAATTTCATAGGTATTAACAGAATACACATTATCTATAAAGGAAGTTCCCACTCCAACAGTATTACTATCACCGTCTACCGAAGTAATGGAGGTAGTTGCATCACCAACATTAGAACCCCTTACGACAAATATATCATTAGTACTAATTCCACTTATAGTAACCGCTGTTCCTGCAATAGAATCATCTCTTAAGAAAGAATCCTGAGGAATATAGAAATCAAAGATCATTTGATCATTAGAACTAATTGTAGTAGTTCCGAATCCAACAATAACTCCTTGATCTCCACTATAAGAACTAACTGAATTTGATTCAGAAACAAAAGTCGGAGGACTAATAACAATCTGCTGCTGCCAGGATTCAGTGAATGTATATCCAACACCCGGAGCCGTAATAGCAATTCCAGTAACTGTTCCAGCGGAACCAATAGTTACATTACCATATGCCTGAGATGTAGTTCCTACACCCACTGTTGATGCAAAACTTACCGTTGCAGTAGTATATCCTACACCACCGTCAGAAATAAGTACGGACGAAATAGTTCCTAAACCAGAAATAATAGCAGTACCCGCTGCACCAGTCTTAACAGTTTGATTAAGGAAGTTAACCTTATTCTGGAAACTTAAGGTATCTTTATCTACTCTCTCATTGTAGGTATTAAAGAGAGGTCTTAATTGATCAACATAAATTGTTGTAGATCCAATACCCACGGTCTTAGTAATATATCCAAATGGTGCAATTTGTGGTTCATACAACTCCCTATCTTTTCCTACAGGTAGTTCATTAATTATCTTATCCTCAGTTTGTCTACACCATACTACAGGTCTTTCTAGAGACTCATCAGCAGTATTACCAGGACCATAATAAGGATTGGTGCTAACAATATCCGTAGAATCTACATTAAGAACTATTCTTTCATCTTCATACAGATGTGAAGGTTGAGATGCAAATCTTTCAATAGTTAAATCATCACCTTTCTTAACAGTTTCAATAATCTCCCTATCAACAACATCAGATGCACCACTTCCCTTATAGAAGAGAATCTTAGAAGTATCATCCTTCTTAGGTGCTTCAGTAAATGTAACTACACTACCACCATTAAATGTGTATGCTTTTCCAGGAACTTGTAATATATCGTTAATAAAGATTAAAAGAACATCTTGAACATTTATTTCAGATCCTTTTCTAGATCTTATAGAGATCATATCTCCATCATTTTCACTTAATTGGAAAGTAGTAGTACTACCATCAAAATCAGAATCCCAATTATCAAGCATCTGCAATAATCCCACTGACCATCCAGTAAATTCATCACTGAAAGTTTCATCAATTTCAATAAGCATTTCCCTATAAGAGGAAGTTGTAGGAATACCAGTAGTTCCTCCGATAGGTACAGTTAATGTTTCGCCTTGACCAAATCCATATCCAGTCTCTTGAACAGTAAAGGAAACAATACTAGATCCTTGACCCACTACTACATCAATAGTTGCAGCAGTTCCTATTCCTGTTGAATTAGCAGAATATTCTAAAGCTAGATTAGAATAAGAAAGTGGATCATCAAATATAACATCTAATGGTTTTTCAAGAGTACCACCTCTGGCATAATAGTGTTGAAGTGTAGAAATACCAACATTTGTTAAGAAACTCTTCTCATCGATAACATCCAATACGGTAGCACTATTTGCAGCAGGATCTGTCTTACTTGCAGAATTATTATTTGCTCTTGGAGCTAAAATTGCTGCCTGAACAGAACCTAAACCAACATAGAAGGTAGGTACTGTAGAAACTCCAATATTAACCTCAAATTCGGTAGTACTGTTAACTGCAGTAATGGGAGTTCCACCATAATATGGATCTGGTTTCCGTGGATATCTGTGTGTGGTCGAATTACCATCCTTAGAACAAGTAAATGTTAGAGACTCAGTTGCTATCTTAATGTTTGTTCCAGATTTTAAGGTATGGTCACCAATAGTCATAGTCATGATACCAGTGGTTGCATTATAATCAGCAGCACTTACGTCATACTTAACAATCGTAGAAACACCAACATTAATACTAATAGTATTTGCTGTAGTTGTTGTAATTCCTAAAGCAGTACTAAATCCTGGATCAGTAGATCTTGGATAAGTATGCAATGTTGCATAATCATCCATTGCACATCTAAAAGTCAGACTATTATCTGATAGTCTTATGCTAGTAGATGTAGTAAGTGAATGTGATCCAATTGTAAGAGTTGCAATTCCACTATTAGCATCATAAGTAGCATCAGAAACATCAAAATATACTAATGGAGATGCGCCAACATTAACTGTAAACGTAGTAGAAGTTGTTGCAGTAATAGCAGTAGTACCTAAAGCAATAATAGGATCAGTTGAACGAGGATATGTCTTATTAGTAGCATCATTATCCATCGCACAAGTGAATATCAATGCACTTGTAGCAATACCAACTGTATTATCAGTTGTATACGTATGACCAGAACCTACAGTTAATACTAAGTCACCAGTGGAAGGAGTATAAGATGCATCTGTAACAACAGTAGATCCGATTCCCGTAATGGTAATAGTACCAACACCCACACTTACAAAGGTATGTTCATAATCACCACCACTAATAACAGCACTGGTTGCTGCACTTACAAATTGATGAGCATAATCACCACCTACGATAACCGCACTAGTTCCTACTCCAACAAAAGTATGAGAGAACTGATCATGACCACCTGCATATCCTACATCCACTGTAATAGTAGTAGAAGCAGTTCCAGCAATAGCAACTGAAGTATTATATGCTAAGTCTTGTCCTCGTGGATAATAATGGGTAGAGGTACCACCATCTATACCACAAGTAAAGGCTAATCCAGTAAAGATTACCTGACTGGTCTTACCAGATGTATTATATCCATTTGCTCCTACTGTGGTAACTGTCATAACCCCAGTTACTGAATTATATGCAGCAGTAGAAATAGCTAAACGTGGGGAATAATCACAAGTAAATGCAATTCCAGACAGATTTATTTCATTACCTAAAGCCAATCCATGAGCAGTTGCTGTAGTAACAGTTGCTATTCCAGTAGAATGTGTATATCCTACATTAGCAATTGTCTTAGGAGCATAGAATACATGAGGATTGGTTACTGCCGTTCCTGTTACGTGACCATCCTTAACAGTAGCAGTACCAATAGCAACTATATCTGTACCAGTTAGACTTTCCTGCTGAATTGAAATGTTAACAGTTTGAACCCCAACTCTATAACCAGAACCAGTATATCCAACACTAATAGAAGAAACAGTTCCTGAGGTTCCTACAACTGCTGTTCCTCCAGCAGCCACCAATGGTTGATAACCCAATCCTTCACTAGATCCAACTGAAACAATTATTCCACCGAGAGGAAGATTAGAACCATTAGGATCAGAAGTAATAGATGTTGCAGTTCCTGTGAATACAATAGAAGATCCAGAACTTACTTGAGAAATTGTATAATCATATGCACTTCCATTTCCTTGGAATACATCGTTAAGCAGAATTACAGTATCTGTTTGAATTCCGGTTACAGCACTACCATCAGATTCTAAAGCAAATGTATTTTCTATCCCATCAAACTTAGAAGAAATACTATCAAACACATAGTTCTCAGAATAGGATTCATTTGATGAATCCGTTTCTCCTGAACGCATAAATGTTCTTCCTTGGAAATGAGATCCTGTTGCTATACCTACCCAATCCCTTTCATCGGGTGGATTAGTAGTACTGCTTAAAGGAACATTACCATAAGGTGCTTCAGCGAAAGTTAATAAGTTATTAACAATATTATAATTACCAATTACCTTAGTAATAACATCTCCAGTACTATGTCCAGCAAGAGTTGTTCCTAACCATTCTCTACGTACTCTTATCATGTTGGTACTTCCAATACCAACACCTTCAATCTTCATTATCTCATTATTAATCTTAATAAGATCTGCGCCAAAGAATGAAGTGATACCACTGAACTTGATAAGATTATCGGTATTATATACTATGTGTGCTAAAGTAGTGGTTACTGCAGTAGATACAACAGGAGATTGAATAATATTATCAAGACACATTAATGCCTTTGCATTTTGGTTTGTGGATACAAATAAGTGAGAAGTACCAATACCTACACTAGTAATGTCTACGGTCTCTGGGACGACGCTCAGTGCCTTCTCAGCAGTCGTTGCGATCTTAATGGTGTCTGCATTAACTTTAACAACATAAAGACTATCTGGGAGGAATGTAGTGGTTCCTACGCCAGCAAACCCGTCTGTAGACGCTATACCTACTCCTGATGCTGCAGTTCCAACATGACTATAAGTAATGGTTTCCCCTGTAACCCAGAAGTGATTAGGAATGGTAATAGTGTTATCAGCAACACTTACAATAGTGGCATCATTACCTAAGAAATATCTTTCAAAGATATTATAATTATCATGAGTTAAATTAAATGCTCTCTTAATATCTCTTTCGGTTCCATAGTATTCAGAGTTAGCACCATCAATATGAGCATTAGTAAAGTCAATCTCATCCTTAGCAGCAACAACATTCTTAATTGCATTCATGTAGGTTTTAACTTCTACATTAATACTTGCATTTGGAGTAAATACTAGTGAGACAACTCCTGTATCACTATCAATCAGACTTCCGATTGTTCCTAATCCCGAAGCATTATTAACAACAACATTTCCATATTCAGTATTATAGGTATCAACAGTCTCAGAAGGATCTGAGATATAATTATCAACCACTAAAACTTCAGACATTTGATAGAAGTTATTAGTTGTGTCTGATACTTGAACTATAAAGTAACCTGCATCATAATCATTAGCATATTGTCCAATAGTAGTAATTCCAGGAGTACCAGAAGAAGAAATACTTGTTGCTCTTGCTACTATCTGAGCATGATTCATATCAATAGTAGAGATTCCAGAAGAAGACTCACTACTAATTGCAACCTGAATAGTATTAACTACACAAGTTGTTCCTATTCCGGAATTGGGAACAAAATCAACCTTCAGATCCTTTCCTGAAATATATGGATAGAAAGTTCCATATCCAGCAGTTGAATAAGTATCTTGAGTGGTAGTTAATTCGCCATACTCGATCAAATCAACTGTACTTCCATCATGAATTAAATTGAATTCATTAAACTCATATTCATCAGTTTTAGTATTATCAGGTGTAATTTCAACTAATACTTTCACTGAACGATAAGTACTTGCAATTCCTACAATAGTTGTGGTAGTACCTGTTGGGACTTCTACACTAGAAGTATTAATATCAGCAATACCCCCTAAAGCAGTACTACCTATTCCTAGATAATTGTCATTTAAATTATAAGTAAGAGTAGTAATATCATAATCATTAACTGTAGCTTTAGTAGGATAGAATAATAATTTTCCTTCAGAACCAGTAATCTGGAAATCAAAACTTCCTTGATCATAAACGGTTTCCAATCTACCATATTGGTTCATATACCCATAAGCACCATCATGAAGAAGAGTTATAACCATCAATTGTCTTTCTTGGGTATATCTCTTGTCTATAATATATGCAAAATATTTTTGAGCTCTTACATCACTTAACTTAAAGGTATCTACTACACTATAAACAGTTGCTCTTGGATTGCTATTGAATGTTCCACTCATATCATCAATAGACAGAACTCTGTTTCCAACAGACTCCTTATAATCCATCAATATTCTATTAGAGAATATTATTTCATCCGAGTAGAAAGTAGAACCAGTATTTAAAGAATTTTCCGTAACAAGATCAAAATCATATACACAATTAAGATCTCCATAACCAATCATATCAGTTACAATATCAAGAGAAGTTTGATTTGTAGTCAATCCAACCACACCTGCTGCTGTAGTCTCTAATTGATAATCAGAGAACTTCTTAAATCCTAATGTATGATTAGTAGTACTTACTACATCATCCCATTTTTCTTCAACAACTCTAGATCTTAAAGCATAAGAGAAATTCTGATAGTAGAAACTATCTTGCAACCTTTGCATATTATAGTTAAGAACACCAGAATCAGTCTCCCAACCATTTTCAACTCTAGAACTAGAACCTAAAGTTAATTCAGAATCAAAAGATCTAATGGAAGATGCAATTCCTTGAGTATTAGATGTAAGACCTTTAATTGTTTCCCCAACTACAAAATTACTATTAGATGAAACTTTTAAAATGCCTATTTCTGGACTCCAAGATTCAACTTCACCAGAAGCAGAATTAGAAGTTACAGTTTCTCCTCCCAGATAATCATTAACCCCTAAAGAAATATCAAACGTTGGAAAATATTTTTCAGGTATTATTCTACCAGAAGAATTATTAGGATCAAATGTTCCAGGGAAGGTTCCACTGTCAGGGAACTGATCTGACATGCTATAAGTAATAGTTGCACCAATTCCACCGAGATTTGCATCTACTGCATTTACAGTAAATAAAGTATAATCATGATCAGCAGAATTATATCCCTTTCCAGTAGATCCAATACCAATAAAGACATTCTCAATCATTACTTTATCACCAACCACAAATGGGAAGACATCTGCAGTACTAAATCCTACTGATAACTTAGCAAAAACATCTTTGGTAATAGTATTAAATCCAACCGTACTAATTCCAACACCGTTACTATTTTCATAAGGAATTAATGTTGGTGCATATGATTTTGTCATCCCCGTAGGATTCTTCAAAATCTTTACATTATTATCACCTAAAGAATATCTTAAATCAGCATCAGTAATAATCTTCTTAGTTTTTCCATCACGAACCAATAACTTAGGAGCAACTCCATATCCTCTTCCCGCAGAAGTTATTCCAATAGATTTAAATGAAGCAAGTGATTCAATATCGATAATTTGTGGAAGTAACGCACTTGGTTCTAAAGTAGAATCAGATGGGAAAGTATAACCAATATCTTCAATCTTAGTTCTCTTAATTTGACCAATTGAAGTACTAGATGGTTCAGCGACTACTCCACCTCCAACGGAAGAAGTAACAGTTGTAATACCAGGAATAGAATAATAATTTCTTCCTTCATTCTTTATTTCAAATTTAGAAATAGGTCCATAAGCACTTGTTGATGTTGTTTCATACTGAACATCCGCAACAGTTCCAGCATAGGAAACATTCTCAGGTGCTTTATCAACAGTATATGTGAATGCTGTTGTAGAAGCCGTAGTAATGGTTTGTTTTCCATTATAAAGAGATGCTTCTGTTAAAATCTGATTATTAGAAACAATATCTTTATCAACATTGACTTCTTGCTTAACTTCAGGAATATCACTTTCAAATAAAGGATCTAAACGATAATATAGAACTTCTGGAATATTTCCATTGACTGTAAGATCAACTTTTGCGCCAGCAGTTACTCCAGGAGTTCCTGTTCTTACTACATTAAAGTCTTTATCCGCTAAACTCTTATCCCATATATTAGTAAAGTTCTTATCATCATAGAAATTTAATTCAAACGCAGCATATTGAGTTGATTGATTGGTATATGATAAAGAAGAATCAGAAACATCAAAGGAAACTGTAGAATCTTTATATACCTTGAGAGAAGGATTTATAGGACTAATAGTTCCTATAGAAGTACTAGTAATTCCTACTATAATTGGCTTCTCTAAGGTCGCATCATAATGGGTTGTAGACAGTTTAAATGTATCTCCGTCAATTTTTACAACAAAGTAAATTCCGTCGTTTGTAAGACCTTCTATGGGGCTCTCAGCGGTATAAATTACCTTTTGTCCAGTTACAAAGCCATGATCAGTTAAAGTGAATGCATTTGTAGAGGTATTAACTCCTGCAGCTGCAAATGACTTAGGAGTAACTACAAGTTTTCTATTATAATCATTATACTTAATCACAAAGGATGTTGTAACACCAGGATTTACATTAACTGTAACTTCATCATTATTGGTAAGTCCATGAGAAGAAGCAGCAGCAACAGTTACTAAATGCCTTTCAACTTTAGCAGTAAGGGGAGTATAATTTGTTTTAAAACTATGATAAACTCCAGTTCCAACCCCAGTGAAGAATAAAGTTCTAGAATCTTGACATGTACTTGCTATACCCACAAATACACCGGTTGTACCCAGACCAACCCTAACTGTAGATATACCAAGTAAATTACCATTAATCTTAGCGGCATAAAGAGTCTGCCCATCACTTAATGTAGATACTCCAGAAGGATATGAAGCACCTTCTTCTAATACAACTAATCCTGCACCATTATTAGGAGAATATGTTAACTCATCTCCAGTATCTAAATTATGTCCAGGAATATAAAGAGTTTTTGTTGGAATAGAGATTTGAGTTATTCCACTACCAACATTCTCAATAGAAATTGTAGAAACAATACCTACCCCAGCGGTAGTTCCTATTCCAGCAGTTTCAGAAGGATTAAAGTAGATCTGAGTATTTCTCTTATAACCAAGAGTAGTATTAAAACCTGCATTTATAGTTAATTTCCTTTGATCTTGGAATAAGAAAGAAGTAACTGTATGTGCAACAGCAACAGTCCCATCTACTGCTCTTAAAACTCTAATTCTTGAAAGATTTGGTTGAGGATTTAAAACTCTAACTCTTTCTGTACCAATCCCTAAAATATCATTCGCTGCAATGGAAGGATATGTAAGATCCCCAATTACATTAAAATAAGTCACTAATCCTGTTACACCATCTGTCCCAATTCCACCCCCATCTGTACCTACACCAGTTACAACGAATCTATTAGTTGTAATTCCTGCAGAATAAATTCCATCAATCTGTGATGAAGTAGTAGAAAGTCCTGTAACAACAACAGTATCTTTATTTTTAAAGTTATGAGGATTATCTGCTATTAAAGTATAACGTCCATAACTTTCACCACCATATATCTCAAACCCAGTTACTGAACTAGTGGCAACACTTATATTACTTACCGATTTACCATGAATAGTAGAAACTTTAGCAACTACTCCTGTTCCTTCTGTACCCGCATTATCAAATACTGCAGGATCTCCTATTTGATATAAATCACCACCAGTCTGAATACCAATAGACTCAATAACTCCAGGGGTTACTGCTTTGACATCAACGGTTTGTGATAACTTATTAGGAATGTAAACATATTCATACTCTGTCTCACCTTCAATCAAATTATATGGTGCAGTATTTCTCTTCCATTCAGAACCACTTAAATCAATATTACTCTGATTAGAATCATGTGCTAAATTAAAATCATTTGGAATGGATCTATAATTATCACCTATTAAGTAAGGGAATGTTGGTCTTTTATATCCAACAAATGGTCCAGATCCATCAACTGCTCCATCATTAATAGTAGCGAAATATGCATATGTTCCTTCAGGGAATTGTGGTGTTATGCAGAATCTACCATTATTCTCATCCAGAATAGTTTCATCACTTACTTCCTTATAAGTATAATCTTCAACGAAGAATCCAGCAGGGAATAAACTAACAGGTGGTCTTCCAGACTTAAGGGATAATGAATATCCAGTCTTCATCTGTGTAACTATTCCACCCGATTTAGTAGTATATCCATATGGACCGTAAATGGGATTACCATCATATGCCCATCCAATGATAGGTGAATGTTCCGTAGATGGTACTTCAAGACTATTAATCCTTATTAAATCTTTGCTTCCATATAAAGTATCACCTTCTTGATTAGTTCCATATACACTTTCTCTTAGTTTTCTAGGTGCATATAGATTAGAGTATTGAAGACCATATCCATCATTATATTCATGGGGAATATATCCATCATCTCCAGTAAAATTATCTATATTTTTTTCAAAAAGATTGACTCTCCAAGTATCTACATGTGGTCTAAATTTAACTCCAGAACCAGGGAATTTAACAGAAATAGAAGTTTCAGGTATAGTGTATCCCGTACCACCATGTATTACTTTAACGGCAGTAATAGCATTATTTTCAAATACTGGGGTGATAACCGCACCTATACCATCTCCAACTATCTCCAAAATAGGAGCACTATTATATTTTTGCCCTTGATTCATCACAATCACTTCTGTGATTGTCCCATTATTAATAACTGGTTCTAATTGAGCATTTTCTCCAGAAATTAAAACAATTTCAGGTTCTCTAACAAAATTGACAATTTCTGACGAACCATAACCAGCCCCATTATTACTTAAATGAGTAGAAGTTATTGTTCCTCGGAATATGGGTTGAACTTCACATTCAAATGTTTCAGTCCCCGTAGAAGCAATTCCTACTGTTCCTACTACACTCACAGAGATATCAGGATAATTAAAGGTATGAGTACCTACACCTGAGGTTGTAAAATCAAGATATTGCTTCGTTTCGTAATAAAAATCTTTAGTTGTCGTTCCAACTCCAACAGCAGATAATTTAAATTTATTTGTATCTAATGCAGTAACATAATACTCAGTTTCAACGGATAATCCACCAATAGCAGTTCCTGTAGTCTCTACATAATTGATTACATCCCCTGATTGATAATCATGATCTGTAAGAGTAATATAATTATAAGAAGTACTAATTCCAGTACTTAAAACAGTTCTTTTCTTATTTTCGTATCCAGAACCAGAATCAGTTACATTAATAGATTCTACAACTGATTTTTTATTGTATGAACGTAAAGACTGAGTTCCTACTCCAAAAGAAGTTAATTCAACCGTATTAATTCCAACAATTGCGTCTGGTTGAGTATTATATAATTTAACTGTTGTTAATCCAACCAAAGAAACAAAATAAGACGAATCTGTAGTAATTCCACCAATATTAGTCTGTCCTTCATTGGTATAAATTACTTCTTCTGCTGCACTAAACTTATGGTAAGTGCTAAACCCAATTTCATAGGAATTATAAAAAGTAGTTCCTATTCCAATATCAGATTGAGAATTAAATGAGACAGAATGAACAATTTGCTTCATATTAGCAGAAGCAGTTGCTCCTTTACCATTACCACCAGTAATGTTGACTACGGGAGTCTCTTGATAGTCAAATCCAGAATCTAAAATTCTAATTTCCTTTAAATTACCAGAAACGGCAACATATCCAGTAGCACCTGTTCCAACAGCGTCACTTATGTTAAGAAGAGGTGGATTTATGATATCATAATCAGATCCTGGTGTTACAACTTCAATATCTTTGATTTTGCCATAACTAATAATATCTCTAGACTTATAATTAGCAATTTGAACTCCATTTACCAATAATCCGGTAAATCCAGGTTCAGTTTCATGTATAGTCCCATCATTTTCAGGAAGAGAAACTTTTCTCAAAAGTTGCTGGGATTCTAAGGTTTTAAACCTAAATCCATAAGGTTGTAAGGAACAATTGGTTACAATAGTATTATTATCAAGAGAAATGAAAGTCGAATTGTAAATAAGGTTTCTACTCTTAGCAAGTTTTACTGTAGACTGACTAACACGCTGTATAAAGTATAATCCTTCATTTGGAGGAGTTCTATCAGTAACTTTTTCGCTACCAACTAATCCTGTAACAATATATCCAACATCTCCAGCAAATAAAGAAGAATTAACCTTTACTCCCGTTTCTTTAGTTCCTACTGAATCAAAATATTCATATTCAACATATTCAGGAGTATAATAAACAGCATCTCCAGTATAGAACCCATGATCTCCTACTGGTTTGATTTCAAATTCCGTTCCTACAAAAGTTCCAGTAAATTTAACATCTTGACTGTAAACATTAAGTGGTTGAGAGTTATATGATGGTAAAGAGGGTGAAGCAACTAAAAGATTGGTTCCACTAGCATATACATTTTGTACATTAGTAGAATAAAGAGAAGATTGAGGAAAAGTATTAGATTGTGTCTTTGAAATATTACGTCTGATAGTATAAGTATCAGTTGTATCAAGATTTCCTTGACCTCTAATCAAAATAGTCTTAGAAGAGATAATATTTACTACAGTAGTAGTTTTTTCACTATCATCACTTAAAATAAGAGTTGCAGAATCACCTAATTGAAAATATTGATTAACATTCAGGGTAACTTGATAAGTTTTATCAGAAGCATCAATTAATTCAACACTTTTTACTTTATAAATTGGTGAAATATTATAAAACCAATTTTTTGCCTTAAATCCAGTATCAGAAACTCCTAAAGTCTTGATTTTGGCAGTATCATTTTTAGAATAGTAAAAAGTTTTATTACTAGGTGTAAATTTACTTAAAACAGAATTAATTCTTACTTTTACTGTTTTAGTTTGATCAGAAAATGATTGTCCATAAGCAAAAGTATTAATTCCTATCGTAGCTGCATTATTAATCGTTCCTACTACTCCAGTATCTCCTACACCAACACCAAAAAACTGAGTTAAAGACTTGGACGTATATGAAACAACCCCTACAGTCTCATCACTATAATTAACATATAAATCTCCACCGGTATCGGCAAATCCAACAGTAGAATCAACAGTTAAGACAGTAGATCCTGTTGCAACCTGTCCAATTACTCTAGTTGAAGGTTGTACATTAAATGCACCATAAACTGAACCATCAACTCTAATATCTCTGTTATATCCAGCGTCTATACTAAGCTTATAATAGGTCTGTGCATATCCAACCTCAATAGGTTCCACAGATGTAATAGGAGCATATGCTTTATTAAGACTATCAGCATAAGCTGCTTGAAATAAAGTAGATTCTTGAAGATCTTCAGGATTTCCTTCAATTGGTTCTACTACTAAATCGTTAGTTATTCTGTAATTAGCATTTGAAGGAGTTACCAGGAATTCTCTAGGTCTAACAACACTTACATCTTCAGCGTAAAGTGCTTTAAAGAGAATTTCAAAAGATCTATCAGTACCTTTACTTAAATAAAAGTCTTTTGCTTGTTTAATAAAGATATTCTGATTTAAATCATCATGTAAAGTCCTATCTTCTAATCCAGGAGTTAACTGATGCTTAGTTTTAAGTAAAAACTGTTGTAAAAATAATACACTCAGGTTTTTGATTGTAGAACCTGAATCATGACTACCTTGACTGGAAGTATTAAAGACTAAAGAATCAGTTGTTGCATCTTTATCATAAGAAGTAACACCACTAAACCCTCTGACGCATCCAGTAAAGGATGTATCTGTCTTTTCGGTATAAGTAATGATCTCATCACCAATTTGCAACAATCCCCATGTATCAGGAAACCCTTGTGTTCCTGTAGGAGATTTAATAAGATCAACATTTATAGTTTGAGCACCTAATTCAAGATCACCATCTAAAATAACCGAATTCGTAAGGTTTGTAAGTTCACCGACCTTTGTATACTTGTCAATGTTCTCAATTAAATCAATAGGACCACCTTGATACTCTTGTCCCAAATAATATGCTTTAAAAAATTCCG